ATTGTTAGCCACGCTTGATTTATAGCAGGGCCAGTACCAGCATTAGAGTCGCTTCCATTTGGGCGCACATAATATGTTGCCATTACTCAGAGTTCCCGCTTGCTATTTCTTGCGCCATCGTGACTGCAAACAACTGTACTGTCTGATACTGAAATAGTTGGTCTTGCATAACCCACCACTCATTGACGCTAGTACCATCAGGCCCAAATGTTCCGAGCAGATTTCCATCGTCATCAAGGACATCGCCGAATACTTTCCAGTCCGTCGACGGTGCTGGTACTTTTTCGATTACAAGGTTTTGTATGTTCATTTTCCCACCTTCAGGCTGTTCGCTTGCACACCCTTGAACGGCATTGTCAGAAAAGCCAGCACACTAGACACCGCAGCGGAGACACCCGCCGCTACCGCCTTAGAGCCGTAGAGTGCAAGCACTGCGCCCAGCTCGCTCAGGTCGTGAGCTTCGGATGTCCGGACGCCATCGCCGAACACGCTAGTGAATGCAGCTGTAAAAGCCACGATCACAACGACCACTAACCGCTTGATGCTGATACTACCCATGTCGTGCCTCCAGTGCGGCTACTCGCTCGCTTAGTCTCGCTATCGCCTTTTTAATAATCACTAAATCTGCTTCTGTCTGCTTGGCATCATGAACCAGAATCCGGATGTCACTCTTGATATCCCAGAGCATCTTGTATAACCCGCTGATACTAGCAATCAAGGGTATCCCTATAACCGCCGCTAGTTGCATCCATTCTGCCATCACGCTGTACGCTCCACTAATCCGACGTGCTGAACGAGCAACTCGGTTTGTCCAAAGTCTGTCCCGATCACATCGTAATACTTCGAGTCATCACCTACCCGGTAAACCCTATCCTGCGGCATGACATCAGCACTAACAGCGACTATTAGCGTCCACTGTGCAGATGACTGGATGCCACCACCTACGATTGATTCTGTGTCTGATTGGTTGGTTAGCCTGGCGTTGTACTCGGCAACCTTGCGCCATGTCTCAGTAGCACCGCCCCTGCCATCTTCGGTAAGCGTGAAGCGATGTATTTCTACTCGGTCTTGGCACAGGTTGCGTACCATGCCAGCGCTCAATGTGGCGCGTAGGATAGGGCTCATGCGAACACCAACGGTCTATATCGCTCGGCCATGCTTAGGCAGTGGGCTTTGAGTTGTGAGAGCTTGACATCGGATGTGCCTTCCTTGGCATCGATGTCGCTTGCACACCGTGAGGCTTTGATTAGCCAACCTTGCCGGGTGGCTGTGCGAACATCGTAGCGCTCTACGTTAGCAGGCCCCATGTCTACCCATGTAAGCCGTGGATTGGATGCCCCATCTTCAACACTGAAGCCTTGAAACTGATACGCCGGGTACACGGGGTAATCGGGTTGTGTCGTTCCTGACGTACCAGCAACCCTGCATTCGTAAACCCTGCCGTTAGGAATACTAGGAACTACACGATCACCAACAGAGTAAGCCGTGCTTACAGCCCAAGTGGTGAACCTTGAGAAAGAATCTAGGATGCTCCCTATGTCGGTTGTGGACATCTGCGGATAGGACTGGGCATCCACAAAGAGGGATACCTGCGCTATCGCTTCGGCTCGTGTCATCATGCTCCACTATCCCACATATAAAGAAAGCCCCCGGCACGTCTGCCGAGGGCTTGAGATAAGAACCGCTCGCTTTATGTAGCTGCGGATGCTCCAACGATAAGCGAGCCAGGGACACGGCTGGATGCCGTGGCATTGACGTTGCCAACATCGAAAGCACTGAAGGCGAAACGCTCAGTTGCCTTGAATGCGAGTGCATCCTCAACAAAGTAGCGCTGATCCGATACCTCAATCGTAACAGTACGGCGGTCACCGAATGCAGTACCAACGCTGAGGTCACCAAGCAGGATATATGGCGTGGTAGCCGCAAGGGTTTTAGCCATATTCTGCACAAAGATTACCGGGTAGCCGTAGAGCATAGGGTTAGGCCCGTATGCGCCTTGGATGTCCATAATCGAGTTCCCGCCCAAAGCATCAAGCAGTGGTGCAATCGCGTTGTACCAAATCTCCTTGTGCATGAACCATTTCGCATTCGGTGCATACGTTGGGAGCTTGGCAACCATACCCTTCAAGTTAGCAAGTGTCGGGCTATACGTGATTGTCTGGCCGGTCGTGAACACCTGAAGACTAGCGATGTTAGCCTTGGTGGCGTTGAGGTTGTAGACGGCATAAAGGATGCCATCAAGGCCAGATGTGGAGTCGACTGCATTGTTGAAAACAACGCGGTCTTCTTCCTTAGCAAGCGAGTACGCCATGTCACGGGCAAGCGTTGCGCCAAAGTCGATAATGGAATCTTCAGCCAACTCTTTAGATACCTGCGTAAGAATCGATGGTTTCTTGGCAACCAAGTTCACCTGTGCAAAGGTCAAGTCGGAAGCGGTGATAGCCGTATTCTCACCCGGGTAGTAGACCGTAGTGGATGCGGTCGCATTCGGTACGTTGAGAACGTCAGAACTCATCGGGTAAATGCGGCAGTTTTGACGCGCAATACCGAACTGCTCACGGAGGTAGATAAGCTCAGAGGACAGCGGATCTGGAACAGTAAAACCACCAGCACTGTTCGTGCCTTCGCTCTGTGATTTCAGGTTGTTCTTGACCCACTCAGCGGCCTTGCGGTTACCCATGATAGAGCGGCCCCATTGACCCCAAGCGTAAGCCTTATAGTTAGCTTCATCACGGGTGCCGGACAATGGATTGCGTCCAACGCCGCCCGACTTCCAAGGCTGGTCTACTTGCGCTTCGGTTGCCACAGGGTGGCCTTGTCCGAGTGCCTTGATGGTCTCAATACGCTCTTCGATGCCCTTGGCTTCAGCCATCAGGGACTTGACCTGTGCAAGGTCACCGTTACCAGAAGCAAGCTCCCGCGCGGTAGCAAGCACAGATTCTTTTTGATTCTGTAGTTGTGTCAGATTCATAGTTGTGTCAACAACTCCAGACGAGCCAGTAAGTCCTGGCGCTCGTCATTGTCATGGGCTTTCGCCTCTACTACGATGGACGGCTGCTCTTCCGGCTGGTCTGCATCCCGCAGAGAATCCCAGACTACGGGAGCCAAGCGCTTGGCGCTTGACCGTGACAAACCGACTGCATCCCGCAGCCGACGTTCAACACCCCGCAGGGATGCGGGTTGTACGCTCTTCATGCCGTGCATGGCGTATAGCCCCTTAGCACGTCGAGCAAATTCGTCAATGATGGCATCCGCCATGGTCTGATCGGATACCATCTCGATGGCTCCACAAAGCGCATCGTAGTAGGCTTCAAGCCCTTCGTGGATTAGGTCACCCTCAGCATCATCGTATACCGACATTGCGTACTCTTCAGGGGACTGCTCAGGCATTGGAGCCATTACCATCTCTTCTTCCATATCCATCATAGGCTCCATGCCGTAGTACTCCTTCAGGCTCTTAACGGTGTTGCGATACTCGGCGGGTGTCGGTGTGATGCTTGCCTCAGCGATAGGCCAGCGGGTGATTTCAGCGGCACCGCCCATGCTCTTACGCTCTACCAGATGACCGGCAGCACCGGAACTAAACCCCATCTTGCCTTGTTTGCAGAGCTTCGCAATCATGCTTCCGTACTCGTCGGCCATGTCTAGTTGCGCTTCGTACCATAGCCCGACATCGTCCATCTTGATGTAGCCTGTACCGATGCTCTTCTTGCCGACAGCGGCATCCATACCGTGGTGGTAGTAGACGTTGAGTGGTACGCGCTTGCCTTCGGTCATCGGGAATCCGTAGTCGGTTGACTTCGTGAAATAGTCACCTTCAAGGTCAGCACTTTGGGTATTACCAAAGCGCACGAGGTAGCCCTTGACGTAACCAAGCCGGTCGCTCTTAATCCCGTCTACGAATGATGTCAGCAAGTCCATGGCTTCACTATCCCACATACCTACACAAGGCTCCGTAAGGGCAGTACGCGGGTTGTAGGCCCCCAGTCTTGGTTATCCTGCACGGCTACGAAATCGGCAAGCGGTTTGCCATCTAGATACATCTGATATCTTGCAGGCCCCATAATGGCTAACTTTTCAGACTCTGATAAACCAGCAAGAATCCGATCAGGCGTGGCTACCTCTGGGCGGGTATCCGGTATGGATGAATCACCGGTTATTTCCGCCCAGGAGAGCGTCTCCGGTATCATCACGCACCGGCAGTTCGGGTGGCTTGGCATGATGGTATCGGTGGCTTGCAGGGTACCGGACAAAGCCAAGCAAGCAAGGCATACCCTGCTATCCTGCGTAGCCTGCCGCCGGTAACCGGTAACGGAAGGATTCTCTGTATACAGTTGGCGCTGGGCTTCACGGCTTGCGCGTATCATCTCGGTTCGGGCTATTGTCTCTGCTCGTTGCCGACCGATATCAGCTGCTTTACGTACCCGCCGTGCTACCGTGCGCGGGCCTTCACCAAGGCTAATGCCCTGTACCAAAGCCATCTGCATAGCATCGGTGGTTACTTGAGGGATTGTGTCAAATAAGAGCGCCAGAGGGCTGCCATCACCAGCCATGCCGACAAACGCTTGGAGGGCCTCGTCAGGTAGGTTTGTCCATCCCATACCAACGCTAACACCGGCTGGCTTTTTTCCCGCTGCCGTTTCAACGAGGCGTTGAGTTGCCTCGTTCGCAAGGATGGCCGATTCGAGTTGTCCATCAGCGGTTATCTGCGCCCCCTCGATGCTGAACTTCTTAAGGTTACGTCCTAACTCTTCGATGTTATCTATGATTCGCTGACGCATCCAGAGTATGGTTTCGCTCGGCGGTTCGCCGTTTGCTTCACGCTCGGCAATCCTACCCTCCAGCGCTTCAAGCTCATCGATGCTGGCCTTGGTTGCGGCTTTGTATGCACGTTGCATACGGCTAATGGCTACGCCTTCACGCTCTAGCAGGTCATTCCGGTACTTCTGACCAGCGGCATAGATTCGTGCTGTCCCGCTGTCTACTCGCTTGAGCTGGCCTCCAGCTCGTACCCGTAAAAAGGGTGAGACTTATACACTACCCCCGGAGTGCATACGTGGTCGGTGTCAAGGCTCTTGCCGTCTGGCTGCATTGCGTCCCGCTTGGATGTAGCCCACCGGAATCCGGCATCGCCGCCCCACAAGTCCCAGGCTACTCTGCCGGGGGAAGGAAACCCTTCCTCACCAGCGTTGAAGCCTTCCGCCTTCTTATCGACTTCATGCCGTGAGAAGAAAGAATACATTCGGAGTATCGTGTCTTCGGATAGTTTCTCACCGTTTACGATTTGGTTTGCTCGCGCAAGCCCTATCCGCGTCCCGCCGTCGAATCCTTCAGCCTTCCAATCAAGCGCACGTTGTGCCGCTGTCCGCATTGCTTCAGTTGGGCGGAACTTCATCTCATACGATCGCACTGCGGCACCATCAAAGCCGCCGGTGCTTTGTACGGGGATTGCCGTTGGGTGTAGCTGCCCTTCATCTTCCGGCACGGCTTCAAGCCCTGCTATGCGCTTGGCTTCCGCACGATCAATGATTCCAGACTTGTACAGTTTCTCTGCCCGGTCGGCTTCAGCGGCAAGGTCATCAGCCAAAGCACGTACGGTTTCAAGGTCGTACATCACAAAGTCGCCCTGCTGGGTCTCAGGGTATTCCGGCAGCAGGTCAGCGGTGATAGCGTCCGCAAGGGTACGCAGAAGAGGCACCATGCCGTCTTCCCAAGCCGCTTGCTGGGCGCGTTCGTAATTACTGTAGGTAGAGCGCTCTAAGCCTGAGCCAAGCCCTAGAACCATTGGGTTGATGCCAAGCGCTGAACAGATACGCTCCTCCGGTACGCGCCTCACTGAGTCTAGCGCAAGCTCGGAAGGAGTGAGGGATACCCTATCCATCTTGTAGGCACCGGTCATAACCACGATACCGCCGCTACCGTCTCCGGTTAGGTCTTCGTGCAGTTGCCGCTTGACCTGCCGAGCATCATCCATGCTCATATCAACGGTTGTCTCTTTGGCATCAGGCCCGACGATAAGCGATGGCATGGCACCGTTTGCCAAGAGTCCATAAGCCGTAGTGCTTGCGGTGTTATCGGTTGCTATCTCGCGCAGGACAGCGGTAAGCGGCGCTCTACCAATCCGGATGTCGCTAGGGTCTCTACCGTACCGGATGTGGATCATGTCGGATACCGGGATATCAAAGGAGCGCCCATCCGTGGTGTAGACGTAATGCGTCAAAGGGTTTACGCCATTACCTACCGGTCTGACCATGTCCTGCGGCAGAAACTGTAGAGCGGTCACGGTGCCACGGGTGCTAGAGCGAATCTTTCTCAGGTACGTGTTCCCGAATAGTTTGTAATCTTGAATGACCCAGCCCCAGAAAAGGCTACCCATAATCATCGGATCAGGTTGAGCCATGAGCTGAATAACCGGGTGGTCTTCTACAGGCTCTGCCTGTTGGCAGTCTATCGGTCGGTAGTACCTTGGCGTGGCCTGTGGGTAGTTCCTGACGTACCAGTCAATGGCACTAGCAACAACCCCATTCAGCCCTAAGTCACCGGCAACTCTAGCCCAGTCCTTGGTGCTTCCAGGGAGCGCCCGGCGTAGCAATGTCTGCAGCTGACCAGAGCCGTACCCAGTGAGGTAGATGTCCCTAGACTGGCTAAGTGGCAGCGGTAGTGCCTGTGTCGGGTTGGCTGCGGCTTTACGGCCTAAGAAGCGGTCAAAGATACCCATGCTCCCAGTATCCCACAAAAAGAAAAAGCCCCCTTGCGGGGGCCTGTGTGTTTAGCGGTTGAAGTTATGCCATCTCTTATCTGGTGTCATCATCCAGCGTTGGTTGTTTTTTGTTTGAAAGGCTAGAAGCATTTCGTTTGTCTGCATGTCTTTGATTTTTGATTTCTCACCGTTGAGTTGTGCGTAGTCTGTAGCGTCTGCAAAGTCTTCGAAGTAGTAGCCGTAAGACTTACCGTTTGTCATCCACTGAACCAAGTATCGTTTCATATCCGTATCTCCCATATCCCCTTGGATGTATATAATATACACCGCCCGTGTATATCTTGCAAGGGTATAGAGAGATATATTTTAGACGGCTCCCCAAGAACGCTTAGATCCGCACACCTGCCAAGCATAAGCCAGCGCGTCAACCACGTCATCATGCCGCCCAACGGGGAAGGATAGCAACTCATCCTCAAAGTAAGCGGGTAGGCCTTGGCAGTGCATCACTTGGCTTTGCTCATACCGGGCTTCTAGAGGCGCAAAGCGGGTCACTTTGTCACGGTCTGGGCGGATGCCCCTAATGGGCAACTTGGTGCGCCTAAGGAGCTCCTGCACGACAGCGGCTTGGTATTGCACCTGCTCGATGCCGATCATACTAGGATTCCACTTAGCCGCCATAGCCTCAATGAAGCGTAGCACGGAAGCAAAGTCAGCGCGGGTACGGTTGATGTCTCTAACGTAAATCGTCCCATCGTCACCACGGGAGACAACAGCCACGCCTGTGTAGTCTGCTTCACTCTTCGTAGAGATTGCAAGGTCAACACCGATGTAGGTTGGTAACCCTTCAGGGCAATCACCGTAGCGCAACCACTCCCGCTTGATGCGCGCTCCCGCCGCATCGACAAATTCCGCTAGATACTCCTGCCTAAACGCGATGCTCGGCAAAGATTCACCCGCCTTGTCTACTTCGGTAGGATCTATCCAAGGGTTAGCCGTGGTTGGCATTTGCCAAGACATCCAGTCATCATCCTGACCCGCCATGCCGTACAAAGTACGGAAGTAATTAGAGCCTTTAGGCGTACTGAGAAAGAAAGCATCACCCTTGTAGTCGGTTAGCGTTGGGCGTATGGCTTCCGTCCAGGCTTGCTCTAAATGCCTAGCCATGGCGGCTTCGTCAATGATAACCCGCTTGTACTTACGACCACGGGCTACCGTGCTTGGGTCATCCAAAGTCCAGTAATCGATGGCTGCCCCGGTTATAAGCTCGATGCGCGGTGCGGGGCTTTGTACAGCCCGCCGGATAACCGGAGCATAGATGCGCTTATGATCGGCGTATGCTTCTTCTAGGAGCCTGTAGGTAGGGGCAAACCAGGCACAAGGAAGCCCGTCAATAAGCACCGGGTCAGATAAAAGGTTACCGCCCAGCGTGGTCTTACCAAATCGTCTCCCGCAAGCAAGCACGTTGTACCGCTTGGCTTCCCGCAGGATGATCTGCTGGGCTTCATGCGGCCTTGGTAAGACTAGTCGAATATCAGGCAAGAGGCTTATCCGAATACTCCACGATTACCTTGACCGGGCTACCGTCAGCGCCGGTCTGCTCTACCCGGCTAGACCAGTCTTGCTTGTGCTTGCGTTCAAGCCACCATGCCGCCGCTTGCCAAGTGGTTTTAGTTGCATCTTGGATGACTGCAAGGTTGCGCAGCTCGGCTTCACCTTCTGCTTTTTGTACAGCGTCCGAAAAAGCCGAGTGGTCACGTAGCCAGTTAGCGAATGTATCTTGACTGATATTGCCAGCAGCGCAGGAAGCCCTGCGGGTGTTACCACCGCGCAGAGCGTCCAAGATGCGGTTTACGTTTTGTACGGTGTACTTTGTGGGTCTACCGTTTTGAGGTTCATTCATCTAGATTCTTCCTGATTTCCGCGCTGGTGGCCCAGAGCATAGCAGCTCGCAGTTTTGCCTTACTCATACCCTGAGCTTTAGCCCTCTTCTTTACATCGTTATACAGCCAGCGTGTATAAAGTTCGTTGTATAGCGCCACGCATCCAGCCCCCACTAAAGCACCAATAGCAAAAGGTATCATTTGGTTTCTTCCCATATCGGCTCCCCGGTAACCGGATTGTACTTACCGATCATCCAGTCTTCGGCGAACAGGTCACTAGCGGTAAGCCAGATGACCGAGTTATTTTCTTTGACCTCTGTACCCTCTGCAACGCTGAAGGTGTCCCAAAGTTCACTAAACCGGAAGTGTAGCCCTTCAGGCCACAAAGCCCGGCGTATGGGCTTCTCTGCCAGCAAGGCATCAAGTGCCTGGTTGTACTTCATTCAATTATCTCCCAGTCTGTAAACACCGTAAGTTGTGCAGATAAGTGATACCAGTAGTAAGCCGCTCCCGGTTCAAGCCCTTCTATGTCAAGGACTATTTCCATGTGATTGTTTCCATCAAAGTACCAGTAGCACTTATCTTTGATGTAATAATAAGCGTTTTGAGGTAACGGCGGTCTTCTAACTTTTTTACCATCACGCATGGCATGTATTGCCATAAGTCCAGAATCGCAAAAGGCAACAAGTGGATGCTTTGCGTTCATCTTATTACCATCCAGTCGTTAGCCATAACATCAGCACCGCGAAAGTAAGCCGGGCCTGCATGATGCCGGTTCCCTGCACCGTCGAGCTTGTACATCACCATCTGCCCGTGCTGTACGGCATAGTGGATTCTTGCGCCATCCCGGCAAACAACCTTGCCATCCCGCATATGCACCAAAGCACCGGAGAAAGCGATACGAGCGGTGTAGTGTGCTGTTACCGGTGCAAACCCTGCTACCTCATCGGTACACATTTGCTGGTATCCAAGGCTTGTAGCGTATGCCAGCAGCTCCGGATTCCGTACCCACTTCTCGACGCTCTGCCTTCTTACGATGTTGTCGGCTTTAGACCATGTCCCGGTATTGGCGTATATCTCCATCGCTTGCCGGATGCGTTCTTTCTTTTCTTCGATACTAAATGCGAGTGCCATCTTCATCCTCGACACGAAAGAATTCATATCTTGTTTTTACATATTTAAATTGAGTCGCATATTCATCGCATTGTTCCCATGCGTCTCGTGCTGATTGCATCAACTTTGCGTCCGGTTTGTTTTGAAAAATAACAATCAATATTCCTTTATGATCTTCTACATTCCAAAGAATGCTTTTCATAACCTCTACCGAAGCATCTATTCGTTGCGCAAATAAACACATCCACTGAGCAAGTCTCCACAGTTTTGCATCTTCATCATTATGATTGACTAGTGTTACATCAAAAAAATCAACACACATTATTTATCTCCTCGGCTTCCCTGGCTATGCGATCAGCATAGGCGGTGTCTTTGGTAACGGCATATGCCATGTACCAGAGTGCCTTGATGCTGTCAGCGTTAGCCGTCCCTTTGTGTGGGCAACGTTGCAGGTACTTGACAACGTTCCCTGTTGCAAAGTCCAACCCCCAGTCGTCAATGACGCTGAGGGCTTGGATTTTTGTATTCCGGTAGTGCTGTTGCACTAGTCTTCGCCAAACGGGTCTGTGATGTCATCAGCTACCGGTACGGCTTTGCGTAGGGGCTTTGGTGGTGCAACCTTAACAGGCTTCACCGTTTCAACCACGTTAGTTAGCTCGCCGTTCATTTTTTGGCGAGTACCAACCACTACTTGCCATGGCTTGGCTTTGAGTGCTGGGAGGTCAAGGTTGCGGTATGCATCTTGCGTCATGCGCCCGACCATGCCATCAAGTAAGAGTGTTAGTTTGGCTTTGTCGTTGCCATAACTGGTTTTTGTGTATTGAACAAACCGGAAGGGTTGTCCATCGTCATCGCCTACTTCGGTGGTTTCGAATACCCACTTAAGGTTTGGCTCCAACACGTTTGGATCGTCAAACGATTTGCTTTGTACGGCTTCAACGTCTACCAATGCACAGGCGTAAATGCCTGCCTCAGCTGTACTAAACTTTTTGCCACTTCCCTCGTTGAAGGTCGTGTGCTGTGCAAAGAATC